ATGAAACAGACATAGCAGTACCTATTTGTCCTTGTGGAGCAGTATCTACTCTTTCTAAATTAGCAGTTATTGGTTGTACTCCATTATTAAAAGTAAATGCAGAAGTTAATCTCCATTCATCAGCTACAATTATTGGATTACTAACACCACTAGCTAACTTTCCAGAAGTAATATTTGCATCACTTATTTTAACTGTTGTAACAGAATTAGTAGCTAATTTATCTGCTGATATAATACCATTTGTAATATCATCTGCTGTTAAAGGTGCATTACTTGGTGCTACTCCTATGTAAGACACTAGCTAATCTCCATTACACTAAGTGTTGCATCAATCTTTGCTGATACACTACAGTCAATCTTTAAAACATCAGTAGTTTGTAATACAACTTTAGATCCAGTAAGTACTTCTAATGTACCTCCAACTGGAATGGGAGCATTACGAACTGCAAAAACTGTTTGATTTGTTTCGTGATCGTTTGTATCAGATACGATTTGTACACTAACATTAACAGCAGAAGTATGAACATTACATAATAGTAATCCTAAGACTACAGCAGTTTCATTTGCTTGTACTGTGTATAAAGTTAATGGAGTTCCACTGCTTTGAGGCATTGAATCATTAGTTTTAATTTTGAATATATTCGCCATTTTATCCTTTCTAGCCTAACGCTATTGCTAAAGCAGTAGCATCATCTAGTGTAGCTCCTGTGTTAGCTATTGTTAAAGTTTCATTACCACCATTGTTTCCTTCTGTAAAGGAAATACCAGTACTAGCTACTAGCTTACCATTAAGAAAACCAGCAGTAGTATCATTACTAGATACTTTGACTAAAGAATCTGTGTCAGCAGATATAGCTACCCAAGCACTACCATTGTAAAATTTCAGTACATTACTTGTACTATTATAAAAAAGATCACCTTCATTTAAAGAATCCGTTGGATCACTTGATCCTATTCTATAGGTGTTTGCAAAAGAATTTACATTTGAAATATTAGAAGCCACAGTTGTAACATTAGAATTATTACTAGCTACTGTAGTTACATTGCTAGATATCCCAGCGACAGTAGTTATGTTGCTAGATATACCAGCAAGAGTATTCATGTTAGTTACATTAGAACTAGACGCTAGTGTGTTCATATCACTTACTACATCAGAAGTAGCTAGTGTATTCATGTCAGAAACTACATCACTAGTTCCTAGAATATTCATATCTTCTACAATTGCAGCAGTACCTAAAGTATTCATATCAGCTACAACATCATTAGTTGCTAGTATTGCCATATCTGCAACAGTTGCATCACTTGCAAGTATTGCCATATCAGCTACTATTGCGTCAGTACCTAGTATAGCCATGTCTGCTACGATTGCATCTGTAGCTAAGATAGCCATGTCAGCCACAGCATCAGAAGTTCCTAGTCTACCTATTTCTGTAGCTTTACCAGCAACAGTACCAATGTCAGTTGCATCATTTGCAACAGCATTAATATTAGTTGCGTTACCAGCAACAGCTGTAACATTAGATGCTATTCCAGCAACAGTTGTAATGTTACCAGCAATACCAGCAACAGTTGCTACATCTGTGATTGATTGACTAAACTCTAAAGCAGTACCACCACTATTAACTGATAGTATTTTGTTAGCTACAAGTTCAGGAAATACTAATCCAAAAGCAGTTGAAGTAGAACTTTTAGCTTGTGGTGAAAATTTGTTATCTGATTCGTTTTGCTGAATCATAGCAGTAATCTTATCTAATTCTGTATTAAGTGTTTCAATAGGGAAGTTACCAGATACTGGGAAATCAGAAGTTCTTTCTACTGCTAGTTCTCTAAAGATAGTGTACTTATCACCATTAGTAGATGCACCACCTAATGTAATTCTTTTTGTTCCACCAGAAGAAACTCCAGCTCCTTCAACAGAATACTGTGTAGCGTTAGCTGGACTAGATGCTAGTGTTAATGTTGTATCTGTACCATTAGAAGCAGTTTTGATAACTTTAATATCTGCATCAGCAAAAAACTCAAAGGGAATAGTAAATTGTGTTTGTGTATTAGCAGCTGTATATTGTACTCTAGGTGCTGTATCTGATATAATTAATCCCATTCCGTATTAATACAACGCTTTTTCTAATTTATCAAACAAAGAATCTGCGTACCAAATATTATTGTATGGTATTGTTCTTCTAATTCTTCTAGCTGTATGATGATTATGTTTACCTCTACCCCAATCATATAGTATTTCTGCTATATTTCCCAAGCTAGATCCAGTAGGTGTAATTGCACCAGCTTGTCTTTTTAAACTAGCTCCATAAGGTCTTTTAACTCCAAGTATAGTTGGTCTTATACCTATTTTATTATCACTTAGTGCCATAATAATTCTATCTATATCAGTAAATATTCCTCCTATTCCTCCTCTTTCTGCACCATCTAATATTTTTTCTCTCAATGTTTTATTTTGATATTGTGCACCAGTTTGTTGTGATCTTACTCCATCAATTATCATTCCTAAAGCTGTTAAAGATGCTAAACTTTCTATAAATCTACCATCTCCAGATTGTAATCCTCTCATAAGAACACGATTAGTATATCCTAATCCAAACTTTTTATATTGAAATATTAAACTTCCTAACATTGTATTTGCTATTAAAGGTGCATCAGCTAATCCTGGTGTAACAATTATAAAATCTACATCTTTATTAATAGCTACTCTTAATTTCATTGCTGCTACTAAATCATCATTAGTTTCTTTCCATAATTGTGTATTAGGAAATGATAATAAATCAGTATCTTTATTTAAAGGTCCATTCGTAGTTCCTTTACCATTACCATGTTTAGTAAATAATCTATCTATATCTTTTAATATTTTAATTTCTTGTATAGTTTGACTACCTAATCCCATATCTGCTAAATAAGCTCTTTGCCAATCTTTTATTTTTTTTCCATTAGCTAGTTTTTTTACTAATGGTAATACTTTACTTGTTACTCCAATAGTTGCAGCAGTTTTTACAATAACATTCCAAGGGTTTTGCATATTACCATATTGAAACATCATTTGATTAGCTTCTTGAAATACCTTTTCTGCACCAGTAAAACTATTATTTAAAAAATCATTACCACTAACAATGTTAGCTCTACTATAAGCTATAACTGTATCCCAAGCTTGACCAGCATATCTAGCTTCAAGCAATCCTTTTTCAAATACTTCTTTTCCAATACCACTACTAAATGATTGCATTAATTGTCTACTTGTATTTAGTAATCCATCTACTGTTATTATTCTACCAATATCAGCCACTTGTGAAAATCCAGTTAGCATAGTTATATTGTTAAATATTTTCATTAGTGTTGTAGTTTTCCACATATAACTATTAATATCTCCTTCTAATCCATATTTGTTTTTTACAAGCTCTCTTATAGCTTCTCCTATCATTAAAGCTTCATTTCTTTCCTCAAGAAGTTTATTGTATTCTTTTTTATTTTTAACTTTACCTAACTTAATTGCATAATCTTCATGTATTTGTTGTAGTCCTGGAGCAAATCCACTTTTGCCATCTTCATAAAACCAACCAAAAGCATATGGATCTCCGTATTTTTTAGCTACAGAAATATCTGGACCTACTGATCTTACATAAAAAGACATATTCATTTCCATGTTATCTTCTATAAAACCAGCTTTTGCTAATGGAACATAATCAATATCTTTTAAAAATCTTTGTTTAAGATTCTTTGAATGATAACCAGCTTTTAGTTTATAGATTTCTCCTGGTGGTAAACCTTTTGGAATGTTTGGGAAATCTTTTGCAGAATGATTCATAAATCCATTTACTATTTCTTCAATATCTTCAGGATCAAAAGATCGTTTACCATTAGGTTTTCTAGCTGCATATAAAGCTTGAGTAAGTAATGGTTTAAATCCTTCCCATCTTAATATTATAGTATCAAATTTCCAATTAATATTTACATAGTTAGGTATTTCTGTAAAGTCTGCTAATTCTATATCTAAGTTAGAACTCTTTAATGCTTTTTTTGCTTCTTCAAATGTCCATGTTTGACCAGTAGCTTCTACTTTTGTTTTTTGCAAATTACCTTTAACCATTTTATCTACTAAACCTTGTGCAAAGTCATTTCTTTTAATAGGTTCTAACATATACAATGCAAGTCTTCTTATTTCAGCAGCCATAGGCTCATATAAATTTCTTCCAACAAATGCAGCATACTCTGCAATCTCTGGTATTTCATGTCTATTACCAGATAATCTTGCATAAAATGTTTCTTTAAAAACTTCATCAGGAGACATAGGTGTAAAGAATTTCATATATCCTTTACTTCTTTGTATAAAATTTGATTTTTTATTTAAGATCATTTGATTAATTCTATTTGTAACTTGATAACCTTCTTCAACAACTTTACCTAATCTCGGTAAATGTTCTAAATTTCTAAGCATTTCTGCTGATGGTGGAGAGCTATAGTATCTATTAAAATTCATTCCATACATCATAGAATTAGTTAACATATTCATTGCATATTCTTTTGCTACTATACTTTTATTATTTATAAAAAAATTTAAAGGACTTAGTATTTTGTTTTTTTCAAAACCTGTTCCAGTTTTTTGATATTTAATATCATCAAATCTTAACTGATCTGATATTACTTTTTCATAATTATAATAGTTTACTTTTTCTTGTTCTATGATTTTATAATCATCTAACATTGTAGAACCTCGTCTTACTATATTATTTCTATTATCTAAAATTTGTGTATAAGCTATTTGATTAATTCTATTTTCATATGTAGCTCTATGTTCTCCTTTTAATGGTCGCATTGTTTTATGTGAAAATTCATGTCTCATAACAAAATCTACAAACTCATCTACATTTTGAAAATCTGTTTTTTTAAAAGGTATAATTTTTTTACCATCAATATAATTAATTTTAAATGGTCTACCTTCTTTATACATTTGTTTAATACCATCTATATCTAATGTCATAGTATTCATGTCATTATTATAATAAGCTGGTACATATTTACCATCAGCTCTAGTTTTACCAGATCCTTTTCCAGTAATAATATTTAAATCAGGATATTGATTTTTCATTATCTTCATAAAATCTGTAACATTTTTAGCCACACTAGGCTTGGCAGATTTAATTATTGGTCCAGTTAACAATCCTGATATACCTACTTCTGTTTTAGTTGCACCAAAAAAATCATCTGCATCTATAACTACACCTCTATCATTAGAAGGATCGTATCTATTTTTGTTATATCTTTTATCATACTTAGATAAAACAGGACTTAATCTATTTAATAATAATCCAAATGTTCCAATTACAATAGCATCTGTCATAGTTCTATCTCTATCACCTACTTGTTTTACAGCTTCTTCTCCAACCATTATTCCACCAATCTTAGAAAATCTATTTGCTTTAACTCCTAACATTGCTAATCTTAATGGCTTACTTAGTAACAAAAAAGAAGATGGATCTAAAAACATTTCACTCAACATACTTGTTCCAACAAACCAAGGATTTTTTGTATCTTCCATCTTTTGCATAAGACTTTTAATTCTTTGTTGTGATTCAATAGCACTTCTACTATCAAAAAATTGTTCTGGTATAATTTCTAAAAAAGGTTGTAGCTGTGGATCTGTGTATGGATTGTAAGATTTACTTTCTTCATCATTAAAATCAAAATATTCTTTTATATTTCCTGGTGCACCTAATAAAGTTCTGCCAGATGCAGCTCTCCACATCATTCCAGGATCTGTAAAAAACTCTTTAACTTTTTTTAAACCCTCTTCTGGATCACCTCTTAGTCTTTTAAACTCTGGTAGTTTTACAAACTCTTTATTTTCACCGAATGTTACTCTTCTTTTTTCAACCATCTTGTAACTCAAAAATATTTAATTGTAAAAAATAATTATCTAATGAATTTTCATAAGGCTTACCTTCTGCTAAAATTTTAATAAAATCTAAATTACCACTTTCTATTTCTCTAAATATATTATCTCGAAATTTTATATTAGGATTATCTAATAATAATAAAGAAATAAATCCTTTTGTACTTGCTGTTTGATTTTCATAAGTTTCGTTTACATAATCAAATGTATCATTTAATTCTTTATCTGTGTAAGTTTGAGTTCCTTCATATTCATTATTAATAGAACTAAATGTTTCTTTTTGATTTTCAAAACTATCAAATAACATTCCTTTGTTATCATTTTGATACATCTGATAGTTATAAAAAGAATCATTAGTATATAACTGTTGTAGTAATTGAGCATAATCTTCATCTATATCTATTTTACCAACTAAACTTGCAAGAGATCTCCATATAGGTTTAGTATAATCTGCTTGTACAGCATCCATTACACCTTTTCCATCAGCTATTGCAGATGCAGCATCCATTGCTGATTTTAAATTTTCTTTAGTTAATATACCATTGTATGTATAGATATTAGGATTAAACATTGATCCATCATATGAAACATTCTCCATAGTATTGTATCCAAATGGTTCATCATAACCAGTTCCACTATTTGCAATAATAAGACTATACATAGATGACTTACCTGTTAATCCCATATCAACAGATTTTACATATATGTTACCATTTTGTACTAATTCTTGTACTTTATCTATAGTTGGCATTACAAATTTTTTTTCACCATTCATCATAGTAACAGTAAATTGATTTACTATACTTTCATATTGTGGATGTTCAGGATCATTACCAATTTTATTAATATTATTATAAGCATAAGCACTCATTGAATCTTTTATTTCATTACTAGTTAAATTATTGTGCATAGATTCTATAGGAAGATGTCTATAAGATTCTCCTGAAACATTATCCATAAATTTTGAACTACCATAATTACTTTTACTCATAGTATTTAATGCAGCTTTTATAGCCATATAATGTTTCTTTTCTCTTTGTTCGTCATCATCACTTGTTAAACTTATACTATCCATATAATCTTTAGTTACTGTTGATAGTATGTGATCTATTTGATATTGATTTTTAAGATAAAATTCTCTACCTTGTCTTTTAGCATCTGTTATAGAATCTGGTAAAGGAAATGCTTTTACTCCATTAATAATAGGAGTTCCAGCTTTAATACCATCATTATATGCAGCTTTAGTTACATCTACAAAATATTTTATAAATAAATTTTCACTATTTGTAAGATTATCGTTTATATAAGTTTCATTTCTTGTACTAATAGTTTGAGTTTCATCATCAGTTTGATTTAATTTTTTCTGAATCATAAGAGCTGTATCCTTATAAGATACACCTTTATCAGTATATGATGTAATCATGTCATATGTTTTCATAGTGTCTATACTCATTCCATCTATGCCTTTTATACCTCCTACTGTGGCATAATTATAAATACTCATTCTTTTAAATAACATATCTTCTATTTCTTCTTGTGTTCCTGTTTCCATTAAATTTAAATCTACTCCTTTTAACCAACTATCAAACCCACTCGGAACATGGTTTTCTTTTCTAAACAAGTAAACAGAATTTTCTAATACCATTTCATCTTGGTTATCATACCAATTAATACTATCTGAATATCCAAATTGATTTAATACTCTGCTATAATAAGCTTCAATAACTTTATCTTTACCACCCATAGAACTTACAACATCATCAAATTCACTTGAATTAATTAAGTCTGAAAAATTCATACCTGGTTTATCAAAATTTTGTAATGCTTTATTTTGTACAGCATTCATTAAATATTTATCATTATTTAAATTATACATTTTAAGTATTTCTTTATCTGTAGCATCTAACCCTTGATCTTTATTTATATAATTTTTAAATGTTTCATAAGTAAAAGGTACTGCTGGTGCTCCAGGACCTGGAGATAAACCACTTGGTTCTAAAAAAAATCCATTTTCTAAATTTGCTGGATCTCCTATGGCTTTTGTTAATTGATCTATTTTTAATACATTTTTTTCTTTTACTTCTGCATCTTTTTCTATTTTACCATTAACATTTGTACTTTGAATTTGTGCTAAATAGGATTTATTTTTTTGTAAAACATTACTAATTGTTTCTTCTCCAACACTTATTCCTGTTTCTGTTTTAAATACATCATAATTAAGTCCTCTTACATTTTCTTTATCTAATAAATAATTATTTATATATTCATTAGCCATAAGATCTGCAAAGCCAACTTCTTGTTCATTAAGTAAATCTACTCCTTGATAAAAAGATCTAAGAATTGCATTGTTTCTACTAACTTCTAATTGTTCTAAAATATTTAATTCACTTATTCTTAATTGACTAAGATCTAAAGGATCTTCGCTTGTACTATATGTATTAGTATATAATTCTTTATGTTTAATTAATGCACTTTTAAGAACAGTATTACTATAATTATGTATAGATTGTATAGCATCATCAGCATCACTAGCACTTATAGCTATTTGATGATACTGATTTTCTGCATCTGTTAATAAGTTATTTTTCCATAAAACATAACTATCATTACTTTGTTGTGTCATAACTTTATTTGATTGATTTTTTAAAATATCAAAACTAGCCATATATTTTGTTTGAAAGAAATTATCTGCAACAATTTTTAATCTTTCAGGAACTTCGTTTAAAACTCCTTGATTATAAGACTGCATTTGTTCTGTAAACAATTCTAAATCAGGTAACTCTCCAGTTAATAATTGTTCGTTTACATTGTTATTTATATATGTAGATGCCTTTACTTCGTAGTCAGTTATCCATTTAGCATCTAAAATTTTAATTTGTCTTTCAACTATACTATTAACTGACTTATTAACACCTTCTAATAAACCTGTTATGTTAGGTGTTTCTGTTCTTACTACTCCCATTCTTGTTGCAGTAGCAGAAGGAGACACAGTAAATTTTTGTTTTGTTCTTTGTATAGTATTTACCATTAAGTTTTCCTAATTATATTTTTTAATTTTGTTCCAAGTTTATCTTCATCACCAGTTATATAATGGTCATGATAAGCAAATCCATCAATTATTGTAGTACTAGCTCCTAATACAGCTCCTACATTAGAATAGTAAGATTCTTGTTTTTCATTAAAGATAGCTCTATCTAATCCAGTTTTTATTTTATTTGTATTCATTCTTAATGAAGCTAAATCTTTATAGAGAATATCTTCAATATCATTTTGTATAGCCATAAAACTTCTACTTTCTCCTACACCAGATGCACCTTTGACTGCTCTATTGTTTGCTAATATAGCATCTGTTTCTCTGCGTCTTTGTAATTCAGCTTGTATGCCTTCTAATTCTGCTACTTGCTTTTCAGATTCATATCTTTTTTGCATAAGCTTTGCATTATAAGATGCAGCTCTACCTTGAATTATTTGTCCACCAGCAGATATACCAGCTGATATTGCCATCATTGTTGCTGGTGTCATTGATACCATTAGTAAACTACCTCTACTGCCATACCTAAAAGTTTAAGTGGTAATGGTTCTGTTTGTGTAATTTTCACAGTTGGTTCTCTATCATATCCTAAAAAATAAAACTCTTTCTTTCCTGTTACTTTAGCAACACTTTGTGTTACATCAAAGTTTACTTGTCTAATAACTAAACTTTTAGCACTTCCATCTGAAGCTTGTAAAGCTATATTTAGTGTATCTGCTACATCTATAACTGCTCTTGATATTCTTTTGATTTGTCCTGTAAGTGGGCCAGTTTGTATTTCTTTATCTATAGGCATAGTTTCTAATGTTGGATTATAGTTAAATCCTATAGTAACTCCAGCTCCATGAGCTTCATTAAAAGTAACTGTATCACTACTTGTTGTAGTAAATTCTCCTAATGCCATAGTACCATCAACAGCATAAACTACAGTAGATGTCAAGTGTGCTGGTGTATTATGTAACCTACCTTCTACTATAGTAATAACAGCATTATCAGCTGGACTTGCTGCTAAAGCTTGATTCAATACTAATGTAAATCCAGATGCAGTAGCATTAACTGTTTGTATAATATACTGTGTACTATTACCAGCTATACTAATAACATCATTAGGATTAGGTGCAGAAGTATATCCATCCACATTTAAACTAGATCCTGATTGACTTGCACCATTTACTTTAGGTGCACCTTGTTGACTAAGTGTTGTTATACCAGATGAATCTAATGTTAATGAATCATCTTCAGCAAATTTTTCTAATGTATATATAGTAGAACCACCTATAACTCTTGATACTACACAAAATAAATTCTCATTAATAGCAGTTATACTTGTAAACTTATCTCCATTTCTTGTAGACCATAATGTCCAACCAGCAATTTTTTCAGATCTAACACTATGAAATAAAGCAAGTGTACCATCTACATTAGTAAAAAAAGCAAACTGTTCTGGTCTAGTAGAACTACCAGTTATCATTGTCATATCTACTGGATTATCAATTAGTTGTGATGCAAGTATAGATATAGATGTAGAAGCATAAGCTGATTCAGAATCAGAAAATAAATACTCTCTTATAGATCTACCATTCTTTTGTGCATAAATTGTCGCACCATCAAAAATAATAGGCTTTGCTCTATTACATCCATAAGGTGTTTGTCTCATAAATATAATATTAGAAGGTGTAACAGCTGAAGTATCTGAAGATGTAGGAACAAAATATTCACCACCATCTGTAAACAACTGTAGGTTTCTTGAACTGACAAGATGTCGCACTTCATTAATTCTATCACCAGCAACTGTAGCATCTATTGCTTCATCTGCTTGTCCTGTTCCTATATCAAAATTAAAATAGCCACCTACTTGTGATGCTATAACTCCAGCTGGTTTATCTCTAATACCAGCAAACCATAATCTATTATCGTGAAATGTAACTGCTTGTGGAAATCCATGAACAGAAGATATAAGCTGTTCTTCCCAATCTGCATGAGGTCCATTAGATACTATATCTTCTAGTACAGTAACAGTAAGAACTGTAGCACTTGTATGTCCAGTTACAAAAACTTGTTTTTTATTAACTAATAAATACTGTCCTACATAAGCACTAGTAAATGAACTAGCACTAGCTGTTAAAGTTCTTCCAGCACCAGTAGCATGAGCAGACATAGTAACTGTTGTACTTGAAGGTGCATACTTAAAAAAAGGTTGTGTTGTTTTATTTGTGCTATTAACTGTAACAGTATCATCTTCTTCGAATGCAAATATACTTGCAGCAAAACTTGTTGCACTTGATCTTATTATTTTAACAGTAGGATTATCTCTATGTGATACAAATACTGTATCTCCAAACTGTGCATAATTTAATTCGAATAGTTTAGCTGTAGTCCAATTACAATTAGAAGTTATGTTTGATTGTATACTTGCACCATTACTATCAAAAATATCTAATCTATTATTAGATAAAACAAATACAGCCATCTCATCATTAGAAAATATAAATGGAATTACTCTTGATTCACCAGCTAAAGTAGCTTTATAAGTAGTGCCTGGTCTACGCATAATACCACCCTCATCAAATAAATACCAATTTCTTAATGTCTTAGCTCCACTTGTGTATGCTGAAGCGTCTGTTCTTGTAACTAATAAAGGATTAAGTTCACCACTTGAAAAGTTAGTGTATGCAGTTCTAAGGACATTAGCCATTAGAATCCTCTAGTATTATATCTATTTGTAATAAATCTTTTTGTATTTAAGACTTTGTTTGTTTCTTCTTGGCTATCAGTATTCTTAGCAATTCTTATTTGTTGTTCTGCTAATGCACTAAACTGTTGTATCATAGCTGTATCTCTAGCTATAGAACCAGCAAATATAGAAGCTAGTTGATATTCTAATGCTAGTTTAAAGTATGCTGGAAACTCTGATTCATTCTGTCTAAATGTATAGTCAGCTATTAATTTACTATTAGATCCATAAGTATCACAGAAAACTTTGTCACCATACCTGGCATATTCAATAGGTATATCAGAAACAGTAATAGTATTTAATACAAGTAAGTCTGGTAATTGATAAGCAAAACTGTACCTACCAGTAGGTGCATCAGTTAATAAATCTAGTTGTCTTTGATCTGTAGCAAATCTCCATCTATGCCTAGATAATAAAGATGTAAGCATATTCTCATACATATTGGAAGCAACAAGTGCTTCTGTAGATCCATCATCAAAGGATGAGATAGGTTGTGCACCTATCATAATGATTGCTCTCGCACATATATCTACTTTTGTATCTGCCATTTTTTTTATAAGAGGGGGAATAACCCCCCTCCCTATGTTTATATATTACGCAAGTTTAGTAGTTGTTACTGTTGCTGCACCTGAAGCTGAACTTACAATAAGTAAGTCAGATTCTGCTGTACCAGCATTAGTAGCACATACTAAAATCATGTCGTTTTGTGAAAAGTTCTCTGCTGAAAGGTTAAAATAACCTGATCCAACAATAGCTGAAGTAGCATCACCATCTGTGTAATACCATAAGTTATTGCTGTCTCCCATTTGAGATACTTTCTTAACAGGGTTTGCT